ATTGGCAGTCTGGGCGTTGGCAACGCTTGGCAGAGAAGTGCTTTGGGTCTTGGCAAAAATACCGATAGCGGTCATCGCAACCAACTAAAAGCATAAGCACCAATAAATACTTCATTTAGATTCTTTCAGTTCTTGTTTCAACTTGCGTAACTCTTTCATCTCTTGCTTAAGTTGCGCCCTCATATACAAGGTTTCCACGTATGCCATAGAGGTTACTCCAACAATGATGCATACGGCTACTCCTATCAATACCCAAAAGACAAGTTTCGTAGTTGCCACATCGCCCATCCAAAAAACATAGATATAAACACAACTGCAACCCCTCCACTCACCATTTCAATAACGAATATTTCTTGTTGTTCTTGTTTCCATCTCTGTAATCTTAATTTCTTAACTTCTTCTGATCTAGCCCATTCTTGCTCTTGTTGAATTTTTGCATACATTTTTAGAAACCTTGTATAGATTGCCTTCAGTTCAACAGGGGCATAGACAGTCATTTGCTCCCTAATTTGAGCATCAAGGTTTTCCATTTGGAGTTCCACCAAGGCACGTTCAATAGCCTTTTTAGAAGTATTTTGATCTGGGTCATAGTGTTCCTTAGATTCTGCCTCTAGAGAGGCGTAGTAGTTGGTTAGTTGAGCCTGTATGTCAAAGAAGTTGCCCAGTTGGACTCCCACTTCATTGATGGTTTGTAGTTCAACTTCTTCATAAGTCTGTTGTTTCTTGGATGCGGCTTTCGCTTTCGCCAAAGGCTTGGGGGTGTCTTCTGGCTTGGACTTGGGCTTTGGGTTAAACAGTCCAAGAAGCCAATCCCATATTCCCTTGATGGCCTTGACATCAGCCATGACCCCTTCAATTGTCTTCTTAGCACCCTCCAGTTCCATGCGCCCTTCATGGAGCATCGCACAGCCTGATTTAATCGCAGAGACTGCGCCTTGAGCAAGGAGGAGGAGGCTAAAAGGGTCAATGGTTTACTCCTAGCCAACAATTGCGCTGACATACTTTTTGGTTTCTTCAAAGTTTGGAACTTTATTACCAGCCTTAATGACATTTCCAGCACCTGCGTTGTATGCCGCAGTAGCCAACTTAACATCACCATTAAAGAACTTTAGTTGTTTTGCCCAATAGCGCACACCACCACGGACATTTTGTTCTAAGTCGTATGGATCAACGCCTAATTCTTGGGCAGTAGTTGGCATAAGTTGCATCACACCAATAGCACCCTTGGGGGACAAAGCAGACTGTTTAAAGCCTGATTCTTGGTTTGCTAGTTTGGTAAGCAATTTAACGTGTTCTCCAACCCCTAGTTTTTGAGCCTCATCTTCAATGATAGATGAAACTTCTTGTTTGCGAGGGGTTGTGTCTTTCTGTAATTTCAGTAGTTCCTGAAATTCGTCTTGACTTAATCCTTCTTGCGGTTGCTCTTGAGTTTGCTCTGGTGCTTGTTCTTGTTGCATAGCGTCAGGCATTTGTGCATTTTCAGGTTGCTGATCCATGCCAATGTTAATTCCATTGTTTATCATGCTCTGTTTTAATGCGCCTGTTGCTGTCTCAATCGCAGAATCCTTGCCTGAAGCCAAAGCAGATCGAGCCTTATTAACGCTTGTCAACAACTCTTTAACTGAGTCTGGATTTGTAAATACATTCATATATGAAGCATTATCAAGTCGTTCTTTTCTGTTCTTCAAGAAACGGGCGGCAAGCGACAAAGTTGCATATGTTGCTGAAAATATAGGAGAAACAAAACTAGTTGCTGTGGTTATAACAACATCCCTAGTTGTGCCACCAAAGCCTAAAGCCTTTTTGGACAACTGAAGATCAACCTTGTCGCCTAACATATCTGTTGCTTTAATAAGTTTCTGAGCGTTTTCTAATGCTTGTTTACCAAAAGCGTTTTCAAACGATGTTTTGTTGTTTTCTAAGAAGGCTAACGAATTGTCTTGTTTAAACGCTGTATCAAGCATTGCTCTTTGGATGCCCTTAATTTCAGCACCAGTAGTGTCTTTTTTAGCCACATTTAGCAGTTTATTTAATATTTCAGGTTTTGCAAAAGCACCTGATTCATTGGTGTTAAACACATCCTGTAAACGAGACTTTCTAATCAAAGTATTGGTTGCCGAATCAGCCATATCTGCCACAGCCTGTTCAGCATTTGCCCTTGTTCTACCATAGGCTTCAAGATTGATTGATAAGTTCTCAAACTTAGTTTTTATTTCAGGAACAATCCTAAACACATCAGGATTTCCACGAATAAAAGACTTAACCGCATTTGGGTTGATAGTGCCATCTGGTTTGACAGCACTATCCTTACCTAGAAAGATATGTGTTATTGCATCAGTTAATGCGTTTATAGACTCAGGGCTTCTTCCATTTATGTTTACAAACTGGTTAACAACCTCTGGGCTACTAAATTTCTTGTATACATCTTCATTTTTGATGGCATCGCCAAACCTGTTTTTTCTATACAGTTGACCACCAATGCCCTCATAAAAGGAGCGCATGAATTCATCGCCATATTCCTGTTTTAAAGTTATGTAGCGTTGTCCAAAATCGCCACCAATACGCTTTATTTCATTATCTAAAACTTCTTTGGCAGTTTGAAGTTGTCTCAAACCAATTCTTGCATTTGGATCACCCGCAGTAGAAGCACGATAGCGGATGCTAACTTCTTTGTTTAACTCTTTAGAGTATTGGTCAATCAATGAAAATGGAGAGCCAGTTTGCTCATTAACATTGGTTCTAAACCCTTCAATTGCTTTTTGCAAAACAGGTGGAAGTGTTTGAAATAAATTGTCATCAATGGCTTGTGTTGCTTTGTATACATTCTGAACGCCACCTTGGTCTAAACCAATGTTATTTAGTTCGGCTTCTTTATTTAAGTAGCCAAAAGCCGTGTCGTAATAGCCTTTCTTGGCTCTTTTCTGTGTTTCAACAGCCTTTCTTATGTTTTCACCAATGACATCCTGATACTTGCCAGAACTTGCTAAAAACTTCTCAGACAGATTTTTAACTGCATTGTCAGCATAAGCAGTCAAGCCTTGCAATGTTTTAAGTGATTGTGCGTTTTCAGAGCCGAAAGACTGTAAGACCCCATTAGAAACAGGAAACATCTCATCGATCTTGCTTTGCAACGCATTTTCAGATTTAAGTCTGTTTGTTCTTACTGTGTTAATTGCTTCAACACTATTGGCACTAGCATCTTTTGCTAATTGCGTAATGTTTAATTCTTTTGTAATTTCACCTAAGTTAGGGTTGTAATCTTTACCAAGGAAAGACTTTAACTCTGCCGCATCTTGGAATCGTTGAGCAATGTTTTCATCTTTTGCAACCAAATCAGACAATGCTCTAGGGATTGGCTCTTTTGCTGGCATCAATATGTCACTAGCAATCCTAAATGGTGCAGTTACTGCCTTGTATGGCAATGTTGCGACTCTACCAGCCCCATATAAACCAGCATTTAATACTCCACCAGTTGCCGCTTCTTCTGCAATTTGTTCGGCATTTACCTCGCCTTGCCCAAATGTTCTTGCTCCCGCTGTTACACCACCCGCCAATGCGCCACCGCCAGCGGTTCTAGCAATGTTTGACGCTACTGTTGCACCACGAACAGGTAGACCAACACCACCTAATAATAATTGTGCAGGGTCAGCCATACCAGAAACAATTTGTGACCCAAAAAGTTTAGGTTCTGTAACTGCATAACGCCCAATGTTGGCTATATTTTCTCCAACTTTAGGTATAAAGCCAGTTTCTCTACCTTGCATTTGGGCAATTTCTTGCTCTACCTGTTTGTCTCTTTCTGCCGCTGTTTGTTGTGCATCAAGATATTGTCTGGCTTCTTTTGACAACATACCAGAAGAACGCCTTAAAAGGCCAATAGCCAAGTTTTGCCCAATAGTGCCTTGATCAGTCCCAAGGCCAAACAATGTTTCTTTTGCTTTTCTTCCTGTATAGCCTAAAAATCCTTCTTTTTCAAGAGCAATTTTCTCTTGTTCTAGTTTCTTTTGTGATTCATAAGCCCTCTGTGCGGCAACAAACTCAAGCGGATTTGTTACTCCAGTTAAAGCAGAACCACGACCACCACCAGCGCCAGTAGAGGGTAATCTAGGTTCTTGCTGTGCGCCACCACCAATTAAGGATTTGAGTTCTTCAAACTCATCTACTGTGAGAGCCATAGTTATTCCTTAATTTAAACCAAGTTGTTTGCGCTGTTCTGGAGTTGCTCGTTTAAGTAACTCATCCCTTCTTGATGCAGGAGATGCTCCCGTTCCACTTGAAGGCGTAGATTTACCACCACGGATTCCACCCGTGCCATAAACAGGCTCCATTTTATTTTCAATATAATATTGATCTGTTCTGCGTTTTCTATTTTCTAATGCAACATTAAATTTCTTGTTTAAGTTATCAAGCCTTCGTTCTACAACAGAAGCGTCTAATTTATCAAAGTCTGTTAATAGTTCATTTGCCGCCCTGATTGCATCTTGGTCTGTTTGAACACCAGTATTTTCTTTCAATATTGTGTTTTTCATGCCTTCAATAGTTGCTCTTAAATCTGCTTTAAGTTTTGCACTTTCAGTTGAAGAGCCTACGACTGTGCTCAAAGTGTCCCATATGTTTTGACCAATACCAAACTTGATTTCTTTATCTTTTAATGCTTGTGTAAATCTATTTATATCACCAACATTTGCTTCAATAGATTGAACCCCAGATACCAAAGTATCTACTTTAGGTTGTATTGTTGCTGGCAACATCCTAACTTTAGCATCACTAATAGCCTCATTTATGAACTTTTTCTGTGCAACTGGATCATTAGGATGTGCTTTTTGAGCCGCAAGCAAAATGTCTCTATCTAACTGTTGTTCAGGTGTCATTTTTGTTAGATTCATTGCTACTTGAAATGACTGATCATTAGAGGCAATAGCCGCCGCTTCATCCATTGTTTTAGCCGCACCAGAATCCATAAGTGCTTGCATCCTTGAACGCTTAACATTTGTTTCTTCAAGTGCTTTGCGCTCCCGCTCTTGCTGGAGTCCAACAGTTTGTTTAGTTTGAGCCTGTTCTTGAGCCAACTGTTGACTTCTTTGGATAAGAGCCATACCTCTACCTGTATCGCCACGCTGAAGTAATTGTTTTCCAAGGTTAGCAACTCCTTCAGGCGTAGTTAAATCAGACTGACTAGCCAAGTTTTGGAATTGAGATATTTGTTGTAACTGTGGGTCTTGACCACCCAATGCACCTACCAAACGATTAGCACCATAGATGATGCCAGTTCTAGCCCTTGCCATAGGATCAAGTTGGGCTAATTGAGACGCTTGTGCTAATGCCTGTTGATTTTGTTGTTGTTGGTATCCTTCAGGGGTGATACCAAATAAACCGCCCATTATTGAATCTGCCATGATTATTCCTTACTTTAAGAATACCAAAAGTCTGCTGGGCCTTGGTTTGAGGTAACACCAGTACTACCGCCACCACCAAACAACCTCATAAGGTCTTTATTTGTACCTGCACCAATCAAAGCATCAGAGAATGGATTGTATGAATTGGCTCGATAGTTAAAGCCAGACGCATCTCGTGCGCCTTGCGTAATGAACTCACCTGCCCTTGCGCCAGCAGTTGATGCTCTACCGCCTAGTTCAGAACCAATAGTCAATGGTTGTTGTCCTAGTTTCTCAATATCACTACTTGTTCCCAAGTACGCCTTGAATGGGTCTAATGCGCCAACTTGACCAGTTTGATATTGGTTAAGTATGTCAGCACCTGTGCCAAACAATCCTGCACCAAAGTTAATTCGTTCCTGTCCAGCCTTATCAGCATTTGCCGCTAATAGAGCATCTTGTTGTGCCAATGCGTTGTAATAGGCCTCCATCTCAGGATTAGTACCACTCAAACCTTCTGCGCCACTTGGACGCAAACCAGTAGCACCTACTGACAAACCACCACGACCTGTTTGGAAAGCCTGATTTCTGACGTTAGCCAACTGTCTCTCACGACTAGGTGCAAGCAAGTCTTGCTGTTTTGTCATGTACTGTTGAGCAACTTGTTCAGGTGTTTGTGCTAAATACTGTTGACCAAGGCTAAACAAACCACTAGCCGCACCAGTTAAAGGAGCGTATTGGTTTGCCGCTAATTCTGCTTGTGTTAATCCACTACCTGTTAAGGCCATCAAACGATCTTGATAGGCTTTTAAATCAGGAGATAACGTATAACCTGCACCTGAGAGTCTTCCCTCTGGCCCAAAGTCAAATTGAGATGAACCAAAGCGTGTGGTTACTCCAACAGGTCGGAAACGAGCCTCCTCTGCCGCTATTTGAGCCGCCTTTACTTGTGCATCAGCAGACGCTCTTGCCGCATCAGCCGCAGATTCTCCACCTAATAAACCACCTGCAAGGTTAATACCCGCAGATATAACGGCAGGATTACTAAAAAATGACGCTGGCATATTTATTCTCCATTTATCAAAACTTCATCCACTTTAGACGCATCTTTCTCGTCTGTTGCATGGATACAAAACCAAACACAATCTGTAATAGCCTTAACTCCATGAGTTAGACCTGACTTAATCTCAATACACGCTGGCGCATCAATAATGTCAATCTCATCTCCACGCAACACAGCAACCTTACCTTTTGCCAAAATAGACAAATGACTGTAATTGTGAGTGTGCTTCAAGATGGCCTGACCAGCAGTAAATGCCGTTTCCTTGGCATACAGTCCATCAGAAAAGTGGTGAACTATCATCAATACTTGCCTTCCGCAAACACATTCACAAACACAGTCTCGTCTTCCAATGCCTCAATCTCATGCCACTCATTAGCCTTGAGGTTTATCGGTTGCGTGTACTTGTCAATCACTTTCTCAATTCCTTCTTTACGAATCACACAACTTCCTGCATGACAGATTGTGAGATGCGAGTAACTATGCTCATGTTTTAACAATCCTTCCCCCTTGTTTGCGTGAAACACATTTAGAGTTGCCCCGTCATAAGTAACAGCATGGGTTGGGTTTATTGCTTTTGTCATAAATCTTGTGAGCCTGTTGTAGTTGGTTGATTTCCAGCAACAGTTTTTGGCTCTGACAAAGGCGGCGAATACTCAGCAATCGCACCATATACACCAGCATTGCCTTTAGCCCATAATTCTTGGATGTGAGCATATGGGTCTGTTGCATTTACACTAGTTGGATGCGCCTCATTAAACTCGGCATACTTAGCGTCACAGTAAAAAACTTTGTGCTCTGCATCACACCATTGCAAATTAGTTACAGTTTCAATCGTAAACATTTACATTTTCCTTTTAATTAAGAAACACGTACCCACAAACCAATTGATGAAGGGCTATTGCCATTACAAGGGTTAAAAGTTCTACTTGTGCGCCCCATAGATTGCCAAGTACCACCGAAGCCTGGGTCATAACCGCTTGTTGTCACAGTAGTAGATGGATCAGCAATTCTAAGAGTTGAACCAGCAACTGTAGTGCCAGGCGTGAATGCAATTGTGCTATTGCCAGCATCAGGTGATCCCGCAAAACAATAAGAACCAATAGAGCCAGAAGAAGGTGCGGCGGCACTAATAGTTACAGCACCTGTTGCGCTAGACACAGCAATACCATTTCCAGCCACAGCAGAAGTAACCCCTGCACCACCAGATGTCCATGTTGAACCGTTAGAAACCAAAACATTGCCAGATGAGCCAGGCGCAACAAACTGCACAGCACTCGTTCCATTACCCAAAACTACATTGTTTGCAGTTAGAGTTGTCGCACCAGTACCACCCTGTGCAACAGTCAAAGCCGTTGTTAAACCAGTAATGGAGGTAATGTCAGAGTTAGCACCAGAAGATGCCGCACTCAAGTTGGTACGGGCATTTTCCGCAGTAGATGCACCAGTACCACCATCAGCAACAGCCAAATCAGTAATACCAGTAATCGTTCCTGCGCTAATAGCAACAGTTGGTATGGTTACAGTACCAGTAAAGGTAGGCGATGCCAACTCTGCCTTAGTAGCAACAGCAACAGCAATGTTGTCAAACTCAGTATTTATCTCAGTACCCTTAACAATCTTTAATGGATCACCAGACGCAAGATTGTCTTTGGTAGCAAAGTTTGTTGATTTCACATAATTTGTCATTTCTTCTCCTTAACTTAATCTGCCACGTTTAGACTGAATTTCAATCTTTTGAATAGATAGTTCATTGCCTGAAATATTAGTCTCATAACCAGTTTGCACAACTTTGCCAGAACCACTTGCATTGACTTGTAAAGTCTGCAACGAAACACCATCTGAATACTCGTTAGTCACAGAAGGTTGTGCGTGTACCGCTGTATGCGTACCACTACCCGCTGTTGTTGTGTTGATAGCCGTACCACTAGATGTCAAAGACAAGTTACAAGTGGTTGTAGAGACATTAACGCAAAAGTAAGTTGTTGACGTATTTAATCCTGATGGCAACGTGCCTGTGGTTGTCAAAGTTATTGTGTTATTCAATACAAAAGAAGAGCCATCAACAGATGTAACAACCGCAGGGCTTGCATTGGTTATCGTCACAACCTGATTGTTTGGATTGTTGTACTGTGCAACCCCATACTCTGACGTTCCCTGTGTCGGAATAAAGGTACTTGCGGCTAAGTAGTTAGTAGAGAAGTCAAATCCCCACTTCATTGTTACAAACTGGTTTGAGCCACCAATGGCAACAATAGACAATCTTTTCAGGATAGAAGTTACCGCTTGATCGCCTAGATCAGCATGGTTTGTGTAGTACAAGAAACGATAACTACTTGTATGGTCTAGATAAGTACCATACTTTCCAATGTATCCATTCTTGCCAATCAGCAAGTCACCATTCCTACGGGAAAGCAAAGCAGTTGGCTCAATAGAATCCCATGTTGTTACTCTGAATGAGTTATCTTGTAACTGCAATCTTGTGTCAAAGCAGAACACTTGCTTAACCAATGGGAAGGTTATCAGGTAGAAAGCATCTCTTTCTGAATAAACAGCCTTTAGATTGGTTAGAGTCTCACCAGCAATCGTAGATAACAAGTCATTGCGTACATTCTTAGACAAGTCTCCCAATGGGGCTGACTTCTCAATAATCGTTCTAGCAAACGAGCGAATACCAGAGTTAGACAAGAAGAGGATGTCCTTGCCAGTAGATGCAATCGTATCCCTTGCTATACAACCAATACCACCAACTGTGTCACTCAAAGTCATGGTAGATGGCGTAGTTGCATTGGCATACACCAAGATTTGACGCTTACCAAAGATGATGAGAAAGCCATTGTGAGCCGCCAAACCTGTGATCTCATCTGCCCCGTTAGGCCACACTCTGTCTACATTTAAAGAACCAGCAGTTCCCGTAGACCAAACATGACCAGCCAATAGATCAGAGAAGTAAACAGTATTGTTTTGTGTTGGCACACCTGCCACCCACAAGCGACCATAAGCCGATATAGCGATGTTTCCATTCGGAACAGTAGCAACATATCCTGTCTTCTCAGAAATGCGTCTATAAGTGGTTGTGCTTACAGCAGGGTCAAAGATCAACGGGTCATGCCCTGATTGAAAGAAGAAAGTTATTGCATTTAAGGATGTGCAATGCCAGTTGTTTGCTGTGATAGTAGGGGCAGTACCTCCACCACCATAGGTCAATTCTGAAACAGCACTAGACCCATCCAACTTAAACAACTTATTGTTGCCAGAAAACAGCACAGTCAAAGTGCCATCAGCCTGAACTAACTCATGTATTACGCCAA